CTATTATGATAGAGGAAAGAATACATATGTTACAACCATTGAAAGTGGTATAGCACAAATGTCGTATGTATGGATAGCGTATGATACCCGACCAGAAGCTTATAATCCAGATTTTATGGATTCATATATCGAATTAACATATCGGAACATACGCACATTTTCAGGAGTGGTATCTCGTCATAAAGTATATCGCAGAAGTGTGGTATATCCAGGTGATTTCGAATTGATTGTCGATGAACCAATGTTACCCACAGAGTTATTGATTGACCCAATCACAAATAATAAGATGTATAATTTGATGGGTACGTTTTATAATCAAAATCATATTGATAAATATTGGTATAGTTCTGACCCGGGCAATGTACTTTGTGTTCATGCTGTAAGTCCAAACATCAACTCCATGAAAATTTCCTCGTCAACCTATTCTTACATGGATGGCACAAAATATGTAATAGTAAAAGCGGATTCGGCGGGAATTGTTAACGATGCAAACTTTGTGGGAGATGCGTATGCATATGATTCAGCCTCATTTAACAATATGAGTGGAGTCTCTTATAATTCATCTTTCATCAGTTTAAAAGCAAACACATTATATGCTTTATCGATGAATATAATTATTGATAAAGATACCTCTACTCGGGATGCAAAAGTATCATTTTATTTTTATGGAAGTGGACCTAATGACATGACCATTGAAACGACGTATGAGGAAGAGTATGGGTGGAAACTTGGGGAACTCGTGTCAGATAATTCCAGTATAACAAAAACATTTTCTGAAACACAGACCATATTTTTTACTCCAGTTGCAGATTATTATGGAACTTTGATTATTGTACCGTATCTATGTAATGCAATAATGTCTAATGTGTCACTAAAAGTATATGGTGATTATGGATTTTCTCCAGATACATTATCTACTAAAATAGCGTTCCCGGCAAATATAGCAGGAGAATCGTTTCAAATAAAATCGGAGTTATATGATATCAATTCAACACTGGTATATGCGGATTTACAAACCATTCAAACAATTGATGTTGGTGGATCTAGTACGAACACTCGCATTGGTGAAACGAGTGTAACAGGATTGAGTGCTGCGTCTGCTGGCGGAAGTCATATTACACTTACAACTATAAATAACTCTACAACAATAGTTTCCAATGCTATTTCTGTTGATAAAGTGAATCGTATTTGGATAGATTTGGCGGGAACCAAGTCTATATCAGTAGGTTTATAACTTTACGTATATACTTATACACATATGTTACAATTATGAAAAAATCAAACAAAAGCAATATCGACATTCTAAAGGACTACGTTGCAGGCATTCGTCCTTTTGTACAAGTAGGTTATGACGGAAACAAGAAAAAATATCGTAAAGAGGGAACCCGATGGAAAGATTCTGAGGGTATAGAGTGGGAAAGAAAAGATGGCAGAAATGTCCGTCTTACCAAAACTCAAGGCGATTTTGTCCGTGAGTTGATTAAACAAACTTGTGGCGTTTGTAATGCAGATATAAAATGGGGAGATAAGTTGGACAAAAAATTCTTCTACCGTACGGGACTTTGTTATGGTTGTCTTATCAATTATGAAACAAAGTTACGAATAATCGGAGTTTATGATGTTTACGAAAGATACAAGATGATTTCATATGAACTCGGATTCATCAAAGAGGCAAGAGATAAAATACTAGAAGTCATCAAGTATTTTACAGAGAACTCTGGAGATATGGAAATGATTTGTAACTCCGAAGGGTTTGTTGAGCGTTGGAAAAATACCAATGGAACTGAAATTTTAGAAAATGCCAAGAAAGATTTAGCATTGGCAAAGAAGCGTATCGCTCTAGTTACAAAAGCAAAAAATGAGGCGAAGAAGAAATATATCGCTGGTGCTAAAAAGTACAAACTGAAAACTTATGTCTGATAAACCGTTAGTATCCTACCAAGACCTTATACGACAGGAATACGCCAAATGTGCCGCATCCTCGGTATATTTCATGCGTCATTATGTAAAAATTCAACACCCAGTTAGAGGGGAAATCAATTTTGACTTATTCCCGTTCCAAGAAGACACTCTAAAATCAATTTCTGATTTCAAGTTCAACATCATTCTCAAATCCCGGCAAATGGGTATCTCAACTCTCGTGGCCGCATTTTCTTTGTGGACAATGATATTCAACAAGGATAAGAATATTCTTATCATTTCATTGAGACAAGATGATGCTAAAGACATTATTGCCAAGGTCCGTTTTGCTAATGAAAAACTCCCTACATGGCTCAAAGTCCAATGTATTGAAGACAACAGGTTATCTCTCAAATTCAAGAATGGTTCTCAAATCCGTGCTGCATCAACAACCAAAAAATCCGGGGTTGGTCAAGCACTTTCATTGTTGATTATTGACGAAGCTGCACTTATTGATGAAGCAGAGGATCTTTGGACTTCGGCACAACCAACATTATCAACTGGTGGTAACGCCATCATCCTATCAACCCCTCGTGGTGTAGGTAACTGGTTCCATAAAATGTGGCAGGGGGCGGAAGAAGGAAACGATGGTAAAGTAGGAATAAATGGATTTCATCCTATTACACTTCCGTGGCAATTACACCCGGAACGAGATGACGAATGGCGTCGTATTGAAGGTGGTAAACAAGGCAATCCTAAAAAAGCATCACAAGAGTATGATTGTAACTTTTTGGCATCTGGTGATAACGTCATTGATCTTAATATCATTGAGTTTTACAAGAAAAACATCCAGCGTGATCCTGTAGATAAGAGGGGAGCAGATAGAGGATTGTGGGTGTGGGAATACCCAGATTATTCACACTCATATATTGTCTGTGCTGACGTTGCCCGTGGTGATGGTATGGATTACTCAGCAGCACATGTTATAGATATTACCCAAACCACACCAACTCAAGTCGCAGAATATAAAGGCAGTTTTGGAACAAGTGATTTTGGAAACTTTCTGGTTGCATTATCAACGGAATATAATAATGCTCTCCTTATTGTGGAACGTGAAAACGTCGGATGGGGAACTATTCAAACCATTGTTGACAAAGAATATAAAAATATGTTCTACAGTTCGACGGATTTGAAATATGTAGATGTTCAGCGTCAGTTGACTAACCGATATGATTCCGAAGAGAAGAAGTTAGTACCCGGATTCAGTACTAACATGAAAACTCGTCCTGTTATTATAAACAATCTTGAGATGTACTTCAATGAAAAAGCCATTACAATTTATTCAAAGAGAACGTTGGCAGAGTTGAGTACTTTCATTTGGAAAAATGGTAAAGCACAAGCAATGGAACCTTACAATGACGACTTGATTATGTCACTTGCCATTGGTCTGTGGGTTAGGGACACTGCGTTGAGGTTGCGTCAAGAAGGTATTGAGCTAACAAGAGCTACCTTGGGACATATTAATATGACCAAATCGGATGCCGTTCCAATTTACAAACAAAATCAGAACCGAGCGGGTGCTGAATCGTGGCGAATGAACACTGGACGATCTGGTATGGGTAAGCAGAATACCGAGGATCTTCGGTGGTTGATAAACTAGAATAAAGAATATCCTTGACTAAATCAAACATATTTATACACGGGGCAATATGCCCTATAACACATACACACTTAAACGAAAGATAAATTATGGCGAATCCTATACTCAAACCTTTTGACGATGAAGTTTTAGACGTTAAGAAACAATCTCTCTATGCAAGATTGAAGAGATTGTTCTCCACTGACGTTATTGTACGAAATATTGGCGGTAAGCAGTTAAAGATAAAAGATACCGACAATATCATGTACGCAACGGATCGCAACTCTTTGCGAGATCGTTTCAATAGAATCCGGTCCACCGCTTATAATGCTTATTCAAGAGATTTTGCATTATCATATCAGGCAGCAAGAATGGACTTGTTCCGTGATTATGATTGTGTAGGTCCGGACACAATCATTCCTCTGCCAGATGGTTCCCGTCCAACAATAGCAGAACTCGCCGAGAAATATAAAGACCTTCCCCAAGAAAGATTTTTGGTATTTTCATATGACCACGAAACTGACTCCATAAAGCTTGGAAAAGCATACCACCCTCGTAAAAAGGGGGGAGGTACCAGGGAAGGATTTAAAGTAACTTTTGAGAATGGGCAATTTGTTATAGGAAGTATTAAACATCCATTTTTAATGAGAAATGGTGAATATAAGAAAATCGTCGATCTTAAAGTTGGAGAATCAGTTATGCCATTTTATCAAAAAGATTTTAGAGGGAATGGATATAGAAGTATTTATAACTTTTCAAAAGGATGGCAAATGGAACATAAAATTGTGACGGAGCAGTTTTATAGACCATTAAACGAAAATGAATGTGTTCATCATAAGGGATTTAATCCTCCATGTAACTTGCCCGAAAATTTACAAATAATGACGAAATCTGATCATTTAGATTATCATAGGAAAATTGCACTCGAAATGTGGTGTCCTGAAAATAAACAAAAAACATTAGAAAGAATGTTTAATTCGGATGGATATAAAAATAGAAAATTTCATCATTGGGACGGAGAAAGAGCAGGAGAAAATAATCCATTTTATGGAAAAATAAATACTAAAGAATCTAATGAAAAAAGATCAAAAACGTTGAAAGAAGTATTTGTTGATAGGGACCAAGGTGGAGATAAAAACCCGAAATACCGCAGTGATTTAACTATAGAAGTTCTAAAAATCAAGGCTAACGAATTTTATAAAGAAAATGGAAAACTTACATTGTGGGGACTAATTGATTATGTTGGGTGTGATTATACAACCATACAAAATAGATTTAAATATTCTAATTATGATTGGAACACATTTAAAAATGATGTAGTTTCTACTTTGAATCATAAAATTAAATCTATTGAATCTATAGGACCAATAGATGTGTATGATGTTACCGTCGAAGAGTTTGCGAACTTCGCAACAGATAGTTGCATAATTTCGAATACAATGGACATGGACCCAATTATTTCTTCTGCATTAGACATTTATGCAGATGAATGTTTAACGTATAACGAGATGGGCAAGATGCTTACTGTCCACTCTAATAACAATAACGTTAAACAAATCCTAGAAAACCTTTTCACAGACATTCTCAACATTCAGTTTAACATGTGGTCTTGGACAAGAAACATGTGTAAGTACGGTGACTTCTTCCTCAAGTTATACATTACTCCCGAGTATGGTATTTACATGGTAGAACCCATTTCGGCATACAATGTAGAACGTATTGAGAATGCAGACCCTTACAATAAGCGTTATGTAAAGTTTCAACTTCGTCCAACGGATACCGCACAAGCAGAAGTTCTTGAGAACTATGAAATGGCACATTTCCGCTTGATGTCTGATAGTAATTTCTTACCGTATGGTAAGGGAATGATTGAAGGTGCCCGACGTGTTTGGAAGCAACTCAACTTGATGGAAGATGCTATGTTGATCCATCGTGTTATGAGAGCACCCGAGAAACGTATTTTCTATACCGATGTCGGAAACATCCCTCCTGCCGAAGTTGATAACTACATGCAGAAGATGATGGATAAGATGAAAAAAGTCCCGTACATGGATGAAAATACGGGAGAATACAACCTTCGTTTCAATCTCCAAAACATGATCGAAGATTACTATATCCCAGTTCGTGGTGGAGATAGTGGAACTAAGATTGATACTTTGGGTGGGATGGAATGGACTGGAACTGAGGATGTTGAATATCTTCGTAACAAGCTAATGGCAGCTTTGAAGATTCCAAAACCATTCCTTGGATATGATGCAGAAACAAGTGGCAAGTCCACTTTGGCATCGGAAGATGTTCGTTTTGCACGTACTATCCAACGCATTCAACGTATTCTTACTTCGGAATTGACCAAGATTGCTATCGTCCATTTGTATTCACAAGGATACCGTGATGAAAGTTTGGTTGATTTTGAACTTGAACTTACCAATCCATCGACAATCTTTGAGAAGGAGAAACTTGAAATCTTTGCTGAAAAAGTTGCTGTGGCAACTGATATGGTTGAGAATAAGTTCTTCTCCTATAACTGGATATACAAGAATATCTTCAATATGTCTGATGACGATATGAAGGCAGTTAAAGAAGAAGTTGTTGAAGATGCCAAACAGCGTTATCGCTTTACGTCTATTGAAGAGGATGGAGACGATCCAGCCAAGCCGTTCAAGAAAATCGGTGGTGGCGGTGGTGGAAAGAGCGGTGGCGGTGGTGGCGGCGGGGGTGGCGGTGGAAGTATGGGTGGTGGCGGTGGTCTTGGTGATCTGGAAGACTTGGGCGGTGATGAGCCGGGAGCAGGGGGTGAAGGTGAGGGAGAACCCGGTGCAGAGGGAGAACCTGGAGCCGAAGGTGAAGAAGACACTGGTGAAGAGGATTTGAAAGATCTTGAGGATTTGGTTAAAGAAACCAAAGACGTTCGGGATCGTTCTGACCGTGATACAAGTGACCGAGATCAGAGTGGGGAACATGATGCTAGAAAACAGCATAGATTTGGTGAAAATCCACTTGGAGAACCCGAAGGTCCAGCTAGAAAAAATAGTGAAGGAAAACGTGCCAGTGCTATCGCTCATAATTACGAGGGCGGGTCGCCACTTCATCTCAGAGAACAACGAAAAACACAGTCGCCAATCAATAAGCCAAAGAAGGCAGATTCCGACCTTATTAGTAGTTTATCACAATTTTTGAGGAAAAGTCAAAAAGACGTAACCAAGGAACTGATTAGAGAACATGTATCGTCCGGAAGTAAATCTATGCTTGATGCGACGAACATATTGGAATAAGTTATATATTACGTATAGTTTCAATAAAAATATCCATATTTATAAATAAGTTGAAGAGTATAAATCACAATACTATGCAGAAGAAAATGCGCCACTCAAAGTTCAGAAATACCGGCATTCTGTTCGAACTCCTGACAAAACAGGTAACGGCAGATATTATTGCGGGTAAGGACACGTCCATAGCTAAAGATATACTCTACAAGTATTTCCGTGAGCACACGGAATTAGGTCAAGAGTGGCAATTGTATAGTACCCTCCTGAATGAGAAGATTAAAGACGAACCACATGCGGAACGGTTCGTTTCTGTCATTTTAGAGGCTCGTAAAAAACTGGATAACAAAAAACTTTCTCAACTAAAATATGACTTAATCAAGGAAGTAAAAGAACACTATCCCATTGAGGAAATGTTGAAGTCTCCTGTTCGGAATTATCGGGTAATTGCTTCTATCTATAAAGTTTTTGAAGATATCACATCATCTGAATGTAAATTTGCCGTTAAGGAGATGTATCAAGCAAAGAACTGTATTGTTGAACATGTGGTTGATAAACCAAAAACAACTCGCCCCGAAGATGAACTTATCAACTATTACCAAACTCAAACTGAGGATATTCGTCTTCTTACTTACAAACTTCTCCTTGAAAAACTGAACGAGAAATATGATAGTGTTCTCGACGATCAACAGAAGTCGGTTTTACGTGAGTATATTTACAATGTAGCCAATACGAACAATTTTGATGTATTTGTGAAATCCAAAGTGGCGGAAATCAAAAAATCTCTTATTGAAATGGTGGTGAAGATTAAGGATTCGGATGTAATGCGAATCAAGATCAATGAAGTTGTTAATCAACTTGATAGAATCAACCCCGGCAAGATCGTTAAGGATAATCATGTGATGGTATTGATGCTCTCCTACGAATTGCTGAAAGAGGTAAAATTGCAACTGGAGGGTAAACCAAATGTCATCTAAACAGAAAATCAAACTATCAGTACTTGAAGGTATTGTTCGTGAGATTGTAAAAACTCTTGCCAAAGAAATGAGCGGCACCGCCGCTGCTTCTCCTGTTACTGGCCCAAATGCTTTTGTTAAGAAAAAGTTTACTGAAAAAGTGGAACCTGACGATACCGAACTTGCAGTTGATACTACTAGAAAATCCAACTGTTGCGGAGCACCCCCAGATAGAGAAGTAGCTAAGGATAACTCTGGACGTTGTTCTAAATGCAAAGATGGTGCAATGTTTTCTGGTGGTAAAAAGGTTAACGAAATGACTACCACAGGAGCAGTGAGTGGATTTCAAGTACCGGGATGGGTTTCTCGTAAAGGTGGAAGTCAAAAAGGTATAGAAGGGTCTGCCGCATTAGGATATGAACTTACTCCAATGGGCAAGAAAGAAATGCAACGTACCGGCGACAAACTTGTGGAAAATAAACAAGCAGCCCTTGGTAAAAAATTTGGAAAAGCACAAAAATCGTATGATGCTCAATCTGAGCCAGAACCAGAACAATGCCATGATTGTAAAGAATCCGGACATGACTGGACTGTAAAGGCATACCGAGATCCGAAAAGTGGTAAACTAACCACTTGGAAAAAATGCGATTGTTGTGGTGTAACTACTAATCCATCAACAAAGTAATGAGAATTAGTCTAAAGCGTATAATGGAACAGCAAGATATGCAAGGTCAGTACTATGACCTTGGCAAGGACTTTTCCAACTTTAGACGTACGATTGATGGGGCGGATGCACAAATAAAAGAACGATTTGAACAGACTATTGGACAACAGTTAACAGGTAAACGCATTCGTGCCCAAGCGTCTCGTGGATATAAGCAATATGTGAAAACATATGAGTTTGATGTTGCAAGAATATCCTTGGATGATTATTATGATAACTATGTGGTAGTTGCTCAAGATAATACAACTCCAAAACCAAAAGAGTATTTTTTGAAGGCGGGGTATAAGATTCAGATTTTAGGTCCATCGACGGGTCAACCATCCCCTCAGAAGGGCGGCGACCCAAAGATGCAGAAACCACAGGTTCAGCAACCACCAACTCCTAAGACGAATCCAGATGCGGCTCAATCACAACCAATGGTGCCGCCTCCAAAACCTATCAAGGAAGAAGGACATGATACAGATACGTATGATGCGTATGGTATTGATGCCATTGAGCAAGATGTTAAGAAATGGATACCAGACCTTCTTAAGAAGCCGGAAACCCCGGTGAGAGAATTTATCAAGAAACTGGGATGGATGAAAAAACTTGAAAATGGAAAATCGATTGCCATGTATCAAGTTACTCTTCCATCTGATGTCTTGAAAGCACCACTGTCACAGCAAGCACTGCGAGATATTCTGACAAATAGTTCCAAAATGAGCGGGACTATTTCAACTGAATTTGAGTTGAAAGATATAACTCCAAGTGAGACTAATGATATGTGGACTATTTGGATTAAGAAAACAATGGCGGATACTACAAGCATATGAGTGAGAAAAAATTATTGGTAGAATGTATAACTTTTGAGGCAGACCAGAAATTACTTCGAGAGTCAACCGATCATCCTAATCAGCCATTTAGAGTGTCGGGCATTCTGCAACGCAAAGGTAGAAAGAATCAGAATGGACGTATTTATCCAGACGAGATTCTTGTACGTGAAGCGGAAAAGTATGCTACCGTATTCATCAAAGATCGTAGAGCAATGGGCGAGTTAGATCACCCAGAGTCTTCTGTTGTCAATCTTAAGAATGTATCTCATAATGTTATTGAAATGCATTGGCAGGGAGATGATTTGATGGGAACCGTTGAAGTTCTTACTACTCCTAATGGAAACATTCTTCGTGAGTTGTTTCGTAATGGGATCAAACTCGGTATTTCCAGTCGTGGACTTGGAACTCTCAACAAGATTTCCGAAAATTCCGCCGTGGTTGGTGATGATTTTGAGTTGATTGCGTTTGATTTTGTCTCAAATCCTTCAACCCAGGGCGCATTTATGGCACCGTCTGCTCGTAGTGGAATGAGCAATGGTCAAATGCCACTTGCGGAAGGTATGCTTCAAAATCCAGTAACTAACCGTTGGGAACGTACTGATGACATCGTTAGAAACATTTTAACAGAACTTGGATAAAATTTATGAGTAACATACTTGATGCTTTAGTAAAACAATGTCTGATGGAAGTTCTTTCCGAGCGTAAGAATCAAGATCCTACTAGAGAGGAAATGATTACATTTCTTCAACAACAGTTTGGTCGTGAAGATGGGTTTGAAGAGGATGCCGAGGTTGCGATGTATTGGTTTGCCAACTTCAATCACAGTGGACAATGGAGTAATCTTTATTCAATATTAAGTACATCACAATTTCGTCCTGGTCCAATGTCCAGCGGTCCACAACCCGGCAGTTCTGAGGAAATGATGTTTCAATCATTAGAATCCGAGTTTGGATACGGAGAAGAAACGGGTGAAGTTGATGAAGTAAACTATGATAATGGCGAAGATGGGAAACCTGTAATGGCGGTAGGTGCTCCGAATTCATTGGAAAGAATAAAGGTTAAATTTCCAAAAGCGATCCGAGCATTTGCGGTATTGTTAAATCAATACCCAGACAGAGCAACTCAAGATGCTATTATTGCGGCAGCACGAGCAATGAACACTGGTCCGGTAAAAGAAACTTCTCAGCCAGAACCTCACGATGCAGAAACAGATACTTTCCAACCTTCTCCAAGAGACAGAACCGAACCATCTTCGCCGCAGGTGAACGATATTCCAAGTCAAATGATGCGTCAAAGTATGTATAAGGATATTCGTAGAGCGGAAGCAGCACGTAAGATTAACCCAAAAAGTTGGGAAGAACTAGATGCGATGCCATCTGGCGATCTTCAACGATATTTGAATTCTATAGGTAAGTTTGATAATACTGTTTTTGTTCCGGGTCATGGATGGGGTGGTGTACGAGAAGCCGGAGATAAACCAGTAAATCCATTAAAACTCACTAATAGTGAACGTAAAAAAATTGGTGCTGCTTTTACAAAACTCGGATTGGATGGTAATGGTAGGTTTGAAAAGAAAGAACATGGTCTTTCCGCCATTACAGATGCGCTTTCCTCATTAGGATTTCAACTCAATATGGTATCCGGCGATACGATTATGGGTGATAAAGGACAACGAAATCTTCCATTCCGCAGAACTAATGACCCCGGTGCTGATGTCTTTACAGATAAGCCAGAAATAGAGAACAGCCGTATTGTATTTGTATGGGAACGTTTGGATGGTCCTGGTTTCGCATATCCACACGCCCCATCTAAATTTGAGATTCTAGCATATGCCAGTTAATATCCAACAACTAGTAAAAGAATGTATCCTTGAGGTTCTCAAAGAGAATCTTGGTACAACTCCGTCGTTCATTTTGGTAGGTACCGATACTAGAGAGGTTGCTATGAGGTCTGATAAACCTACCATTGAACAAGCGTTTGAAGATGTAGAAAATCATTTCGCAGATGAAGCAGAATACGAAGGGGATTCTGGACTGTTGGCGTCTGTCAAAACTAAATATCCAGATGCATGGGTTATTTCATCCGGCACTTCTTCATTTATTTTGTATGATGAAAATTCCAATAGTAAAACGGTTCGTAAGTTGAAATCTAATTTGCAGAATAAAACAACAAAACCATCTCCAAGTGGAAATATCAATACAATGCATGGATGGAAAATAGTTAGTCTGCAAAATGATATAACTGTAATGCGAGAAAAAGATCAAGCGTATTTTGTAATTGCTCAAGAAAAAAATGGAAAATGGCAACTGACTAGCTCGGATATTTTTGTTCGTATTATGAGGTTCGGTGTACCGGAACCTATAATTTCAAGAGTAAAAATAAAGTTGAAAAAAGTAGGGTTGGCCGAAGGATTTGATCCACAATCTGCGGCTGGACCAAATCCCGCTTCTTGTGAACAAACTCAGAATGATCCATACAAAGCGTGGAATGCCAAAATGAGGAAGATGGAAGAGGATGTGAATTATGGCAATAGTGGAACTACATCAAAATCACAATTACACCATCAACTGGTGGATATAGATACTGAACTTGCTCTGATTTATAGTTATGTAAAACATGGCAAATCAAGAACCGGATCGTTTGTGGAGGATCAAAATAATATTGCTGTCTTGAAAGCAAAGAAGCAAGAAATACTTCAACTATTAAAACGTCCAACGACTGAATCTGGGGATCATGGGCGTGAAGCACAACAAGCGGGTGCTGGACAGTTTGATCCACGAACTTTTGGTGTGAATGAAGCAGAGAAACCAGAAAATCTTATCTACAAACAGATTCTTAACGGAAAAGATGTATATTGGATTGAAAATGAAACTGGTGGAACAACGGCATTGAGTGCGACTGGGATTGCGGGTCTTATTCGACAAGGATATAAGATTGTAGAATTAGATGCCGCCCCTGATACAAAATAAAATAAGTTGAATTTCCGATTGATCTCGTGTATGCTTCTCCATATGCGAGATTTTTTATTTACATACGACAACATCTGTCTTCGTCCAAAATACTCTGAATTAGAGTCACGTTCCAAAGCTAATGCTTCCGTAGATTTTCTTGGATACAAGTTCCGCCTTCCAGTCGTTCCTGCCAATATGCAAGATGTTATATCTTGGGAAATTGCCAATGAGTTATCACACGATAACTACTTCTACATTATGCATCGGTTTGGTGATACTAAACGACCCGAGTGTGTAGATTTTACAAGTGTCAGTGTCGGAGTTAATGAAGAAGTGTATTATTATAATACTCCTGATTTCATTACGATTGACGTTGCACATGGACATCATATAAAGGTAAATGAACGAATCAAATTTTTAAAGGAATGGTTTCCAAAATCTAAAATCATTGCTGGCAATGTAGCTACCGCAGACGGATACAAGTTTCTTTGTGACTTGGGAGTTGATGCGGTGAAGGTTGGTATTGGCGGCGGGTCTATTTGTTCAACAAAATACAAGACTGGATTTCACATTCCTACTGCAACTTCGGTATATGAATGTGCCAAGGTTGGATGGGATGTACCAATCATTGCGGATGGTGGTGCAACTCATTTTGGTGATGTAGCAAAAGCATTAGTACTTGGAGCAGATATGGTAATGTCTGGGCGATGGTTTGCTGAGTGTATAGATTCACCAGCGATGATTCGCAGTGGTAAAAAAATATATCGGGGTTCAACCTCGTTTGAATCAAGGGGACATAATAGACATATTGAAGGCCATACTTTGGAAATAACCGAAGGATGTACCTATGCTGAAAGATTGGATGAGATAGAGCAAGCGTTACAATCTTCCATATCCTATGCAGGCGGAAAAGATTTATCAGCATTCAACAATGTAGAGTGGGAGATTTTACGATGAGTAACGACGAAGTAACACCAGAATTCAAAAAACAAGCAACTGAACATTTTCAGTCAATGGATGACAATACAGAAGTAGATTGTACAAGTGGAGATATTCTGAAATTTGTGAAAATGAATCTCACACCAGAGCATATTGATTATGTGATGGAACATTATAAACTGACTAGCATGGTTGATCTTAATTTGGCGGCGATTTATATTCTGAAAACATTCGCTCATATGGAAGATGACGGCTACAAATTCTCCATCTATAGTACGGAAATGGTGGACGGGAAAGAAGCCTATAAAGATGGATATGGAATAGATATACACCATATGATTCAGCAATTGCTGACAGGACTAAAAACCGAAAAATAATATGCAATACATACTACAAGAAGAAGAATACAAGAAGTTGATGAGTAGAGAAACGTTTGATAAAGCATTTGGCGAGTTCATAAATGAGTTGTTAAAACTCGGAAAACCAACAATGGAATATGATTCGATAAGTTTGAAACAAACTGATTTGAAGTCTATTGTAGGTAAATTGGAAAATGCTATAAAACAACCCAAATAACATGCAATTCGATGACCTTTTAGACGGACTAAAGAAGCGTGGATTTCAAAATACCGAATCCATTTGTAGTAAAGGTCATTGTCATTTTGACGAAAAACACTTTATTCTACTTACAGATGGATTGGTTATTTATAGCAATTTTTGGGACTGGAACAGTTGTGGTGAGGAATCCGAGTTTGGAAATGTAAGGGGCGGTCTTTATGAAATATGGTGCATGGAACTGAGTGAATATGACCCCAAAACAAAAGAGTTTTCGTTCGAAGAACTAGATCAGATAATGTCTTGACATTTCCTCCAAACACTGATAGTATTTCCTCCGAATGAAAAAAAGTGATCGTCTAAAAAAAGATGCTGG